CCCCCTCTGTTTTTACTGCACTGCAGCAAAACTTGTTTTATAGGAATAGGCCCCCCATCATTTTTCTAGGGACTCCTACCCCCGGGGGATATATAATTTTTATGCTCTTCACGTGAGCACGGGGGAAAGCAGATGTTTTCATGCTTCACATACATGACTGCAAGTACCCCACCTTTACACACTAAGTAGAACACTGTTACACTTCGCACATATAAACCTCACAAACAAGGTCATATGCATATACCTGTTGAGCCAAACCTCGACAAGCCAATACCGCTTTTAGCTCAGCCACAAAACGGCAAGACTTATGAAGATCGGTTAAAAATCGCTGGTAACACTGCCATGCTTTTAAGAGAGCTTGGTATTGAAGAAAACTTAACCCCTGAAGAAGAGGCTAAGGCAAAAGAAATGATTGCCAAGCTAAAACCTGCAGAGGGTAAAAATAGCGATCCTGCCCCAGAAGAAAAGGCACTACAAAACGTAGGCGTTGCCCTAAAAATCGGCGGGTACTTAAGTGAGTACGAGAAGCAAATCGTTGCAGATAAGATCCAGGTTAGAACAGTTGTAGTCAATCGTTTGATGGAGATTAGCCAGGACGAAGATAACAAAACTGCACTTAAAGCCTTGGAATTGCTAGGAAAAGCATCAGATTTGTTCACAGAACGCTCAGAAATTACCATCACACATAAGACTAGTGACGAGCTTAAGACTGCAATTAAGGAACGTATTGCACAACTCATGCAAATGCAGCAGATTGATAACAAAAGTAAGACAGAAACCCGCCTATCCCAGCTAAAACATAGTCAAACAGAGGTTGTAGACGTCGAAGTTAATGAAAAATGAGTACCCAAGTTGCTCAAAACCCCCTAAAAAAGAAGCTAACCCTAGCTGAACTGCAGTTTTTAGCCCAAAACTTGGATCATATGGGTGAAGCAGAGCTCAGAACGTGGTTCAAAGACCTAGATACAGCGGTAGTTGACGAAGAAAAAGACAACGCCCAAGAAAAGTTCATGGACTTTGTTAAAAAAGTCTGGCCTAGCTTTATAGAAGGAGCACATCATGATGAAATGGCGTCAGCGTTTGAACGAGTCGCCAAGGGAGAATGCAAGCGACTTATTATTAATATGCCACCTAGGCATACAAAGTCTGAATTTGCTAGTTACCTCCTTCCTGCTTGGTTTCTTGGTAAATTTCCAGAGAAGAAAGTTATTCAAACCTCCCATACCGCTGAGCTTGCTGTGGGCTTCGGACGAAAAGTCCGTAATTTGGTCGACTCAGACGTTTACAAGTCAATATTTCCAGGAGTCGGTCTTCAAGCAGACTCAAAGGCGGCAGGTCGTTGGGCGACTAATAAGGGGGGAGACTACTTTGCAATCGGTGTTGGCGGAGCGGTTACTGGTAAAGGCGCTGATATCCTCATTATTGACGATCCACACTCAGAACAAGAGGCAACCCTAGCAGAAAGCAACCCAGAGGTGTACGACAAGACGTATGAGTGGTATACGTCGGGTCCAAGACAGCGTCTACAGCCTGGTGGTTCTATTATTGTAGTTATGACCCGGTGGTCTAAGAAGGATTTGACTGCCCAAGTGGTTAAAGCAGCACAACAACGCTCTGGAGAAGAGTGGGAAGTCATTGAATTCCCTGCAATTTTGCCTGATGGGGAGCCACTGTGGCCTGGCTTTTGGAGTTTAGAAGAGCTAACTGCCCTAAAAACGGAACTTCCTAGTGCCAAATGGCAGGCACAGTACATGCAGGCGCCGACATCTGACGTCAGCGCTATTATTAAGAGGGAGTGGTGGCAGATATGGGAGCATGATGACCCACCTCAGTGCGAGTTTATGATCCAGTCATGGGATACAGCCTTCCTAAAGACCCAGAGGTCAGACTACTGTGCCTGTACTACTTGGGGAGTGTTCTATCAGGCTAACTCTAGAGGGCTTGAAGTACCAAACATCATCTTATTAAATGCTTTTAAAGAGCGTATGGAGTTTCCGGAGCTAAAACAAAAGGCTATGGAGCACTATAAAGAATGGGAGCCTGATGCCCTTATTGTTGAAGCTAAAGCTTCTGGAGCCCCGCTGGTGTTTGAGTTACGTGCTATGGGTATACCTGTTCAAGAGTATGTTCCAAGTAGAGGTAGTGATAAAATTGCCCGCTTGAACGCAGTTGCTGATATATTTGCATCTGGAAGAGTATGGGTTCCTAATACGCATTGGGCAGATGAGTTAGTCGAAGAGACTGCATCTTTTCCTAGTGGAGAGCATGACGACTTAGTGGACTCAATGACCCAAGCACTATTAAGATATAGAAGAGGCGGCTTTGTAACACTAGAGTCTGATTATGAAGATGAGCCAAAGCAGTTTAAGTCACGTAGGCATAAAGGCTACTACAACGTATAGGTAAACATATGGCAATAGATAAATCGCTGTCACAAGCCCCGTTAGGATTAGCTGCACTTCCAATGATGGAAGAAGGGCCAGAGATTGAAATTGAGATTGAAGACCCTGAATCAGTTGAGATTGGCATTGATGGTATGCCTATTCTACGTATAGAAGAAGCAGAGCCTAGTGACCAAGATTTTGATGCCAACCTAGCAGAGTACATGAGTGAAGACGAGCTACAGTCTTTAGCTGGTGATTTGATTGGCGATTTTGATGAGGATGTTAGTTCACGTAAAGACTGGATGCAAACCTACGTTGATGGTATTCAACTGTTGGGTATGAACATGGAAGAACGCACAGAACCTTGGGAAGGTGCTTGCGGAGTCTATCACCCCCTCCTGTCCGAAGCTCTGGTGAAGTTTCAAGCTGAGACCATCATGGAGACGTTTCCTGCAGCAGGTCCAGTAAAGACAACTATTGTTGGTAAAGAGACGCAAGAAAAGAAAGACGCTGCTGAACGTGTTGCTGATGACATGAACTATCAGTTAACAGATGTAATGCAAGAATTCCGACCTGAGCATGAGCGCATGTTATGGGGATTAGGTTTGTCAGGTAATGCGTTTAAGAAGGTGTACTACGATCCAAGTATTGGGCGTCAGGTATCTATGTTTGTACCTGCAGAAGATTTAGTTGTTCCTTATGGTGCTACTGATTTAGCTAGTTCACCACGAGTCACGCATGTAATGCGTAAGACTCCAAACGAAGTTAAGAAGTTGCAATACGCTGGGTTTTGGAGAGACGTTGAGTTACCTGAACCTGTTAACTCGTTGGATGAAGTTGAGAAGAAAATCGCTGAAAAAATGGGCTTTAGAGCTACATCAGACGATCGTTACAAAATCCTTGAAATGCAAGTTGACCTTGATCTTCCTGGTTATGAAGATGAAGAGGATGGAGAAGCTACTGGTATAGCATTACCTTACATAATTACTATAGATAAAGCTAACAGTACAGTTCTTGCAATCCGTCGTAATTGGAGGCCAGAAGATGAGCATCATAAAAAACGTTCGCATTTTGTGCATTATGGTTATGTTCCCGGTTTTGGTTTCTATTGCTTTGGTCTTATTCACCTCATCGGGGCGTTTGCTAAATCAGGTACTAGTATCCTCCGCCAGCTCGTTGATGCTGGATCATTGGCAAACCTGCCTGGTGGATTTAAAACTCGTGGATTGCGAATTAAAGGTGACGACACTCCCATAAGTCCTGGAGAGTTCCGTGATGTTGACGTGCCTAGTGGAGCAATTAAAGATAACTTGATGACGTTGCCATATAAAGAACCTAGTCAGGTTCTAGCGCAACTGATGAATCAAATTATTGAAGAGGGACGTCGTTTTGCTTCTGCAGCAGATATGAAAGTATCTGACATGAGTGCGCAAGCACCTGTTGGCACAACCTTAGCCATTCTGGAGCGTACATTAAAAGTAATGTCCGCTGTACAAGCCCGCATCCACTACTCATTTAAAGAGGAGCTCAAGTTACTTCGTGACATCATTCGTGATTACACTCCAGATACTTATACCTATGAGCCAGTAGAAGGTTCGCCAAGAGCAAAGAAGTCTGACTACGATAACATTAATGTTATTCCAGTTTCAGACCCAAATGCAGCAACAATGGCCCAGAAGATTGTGCAATATCAAGCAGTATTACAACTTGCCCAAGGCGCCCCACAGATATATAACATGCCAAAACTACATCGTCAGATGTTAGAGGTGTTGGGCATTAAAAATACTCAGCAGTTGGTTAAGCTACCAGAAGATCAGAAACCTGAAGATCCTATTACTGAAAATCAAAACATCTTAATGATGAAACCAGTCAAGGCGTTCTATTATCAAGATCATCAGGCACATATTACGGTGCATATGGCTGCTATGCAAGATCCAAAGATTATGCAGTTAGTTGGACAAAATCCACAGGCGCAAGCCATGCAAGGCGCAATGATGGCACACGTCAATGAGCACGTTGCTTATGAATATCGCAAGCAAATGGAAATGGAAATGGGTATTGAGTTGCCGTTTCACCCTGATGACGATGAAGCAGACGATAAAGTTATGCCACAAGAGCTTGAAGTTCGGGTATCTCAAATGGCAGCACAAGCGTCTAAAGCGTTATTACAACGGGATACTGATGAAATGCGAGCTAAGCAAAATGCTCAGGCTCAGCAAGATCCAATCGTCCAGATGCAACAACAAGAGTTGCAGCTTAAACAGGCTGAGCTTGATATTAAAAACCGCAAGCTTATCGCTGACGCTACTGCCAAAGCCGATCAATTAGATATTGAAATACAACGTATTGAGTCTCAAGAGAAGATTGCTGGTATGCAAGTTGGAGCTAGAGTAGCCAAAGATAGAGCTGAGTTAAATGCTAAACAACAATTAGAAGGGGTAAAAATTGGAGTTGATATAGCTAAATCTAAAGAACAAATGCAACAACGCAAAGGATAATAATGGATGCATCTGATGTTCTAGTACAAACCCTAGACAAAGAAGTAACAGCGAAACGGGAATGGGTAACCTCTGGACAAGCCAAGGACTACGCCGAGTACCAAAAAATTTGTGGAGAGGTCAAAGGTCTACTCTTTGCAAAGCAAGAAATATTAGACCTTAAACAGAAAATGGAGCATTCTAATGAGTGAAATCCTTATTGGCACAAACCCCAATAAACCACAAATAGTAGGATCAATAAATTTTGAGGCCACAGAAGCCGAGAAAGCAAAGCAATTACCTACTCCAGCTGGGTATCGCATTCTTTGTGCTATTCCAGAAACAGAAGATACATACGAAAGTGGTATCGCTAAATCTGACTTAACTATTAAGAACGATGAAGTTTTGACTACAGTTCTATTTGTAGTTAGCTTAGGTTCAGACTGTTACAAAGACAAAGAACGTTTCCCTAATGGCCCTTACTGTAAAGAAGGGGATTTTATTCTAGTTCGCCCTAATGCCGGGACAAGACTGGTAATACACGGACGAGAATTTCGCATTATTAACGATGATTCTGTGGAGGCTGTAGTTCAAGACCCCCGTGGGATTACACGCAAATTTATCTAAGGAGCCCACAAAATGGCTGAATTTGAAAAAGATGATTTTAAATTTCCCCACGAAGCAGGAGAAGCTAAGGGTAAACCCTTAGAAGCTGAGGAAGAAGTTGAGTATATTGTTGAAGACGATACTCCTCCAGAGGACCGGAATCGGGATCCACTACCTGCAGAAGTAATTAAAAAGCTAGAAGATTCTGATGAAGAGCATGAAAATCTAGACCCTAAAGCCCAAATAGCACGGATTAAAGCCTACAAAAAGGCTTGGAACGACGAGCGTCGGATTAAAGACGATGCTATGCGGGAGCAAAAAGCGGCGTTTGACCTAGCAAAACAGGTTATTGAAGAGAATAAACAGCTCAAAGCTCAATACAATGCTGGCGAGAAGACTTATATAGAGACAGTGCAAAACGCTGCCGATACTACATTAGCTATGGCTAAGCGTGAGTACAAGGAAGCACTTGAGTCTGGCGACTCGGATCGCATCGTTGAGTCACAAACGGCTCTTTCTGAAGCAACATATAAATCTCAGCAGGCAAAACAATTTAAGCCTAGTGCTTTACAAAATGAAAAAACTGAGGTACAACTACAACAATTACAGCAACAACCCAAGACTGACCCCAAAACCCAGGCTTGGTTGGATGAAAATCCTTGGTATGGTGCCAAAAAAGCCATGTCTAATTTTGCTGTAGGGATACATGAAGAATTGGTTGATGAGTACGGTACAAAAGTCGTAGGTAGTGACCAATACTTCAAGCACATTGACAAAACAATGCGCAAAAAATTTCCAGAGTATTTCGATACTATGGAAGAAGGTAGTCAAGCTGAGCCAGATCAGGAGTCACAAACAACTCCGAAAGCGAAGCCAAGTACGGTAGTAGCTCCGGCGACTCGCTCAACGTCCTCCAAACAGGTACGGTTAAAGCAGTCACAAATGACCTTGATCAAAAAACTAGGTCTTACACCCGAAGTTTATGCCCGTGAACAACAAAAATTGGAGGCTTCAAATGGCTGAAAATAGACTGACTCGTGAATTAGATACTCGTGCAACAAGCGAACGCCCTAAGCAGTGGGCGCCAGCAGAATTGCTCCCTGAGCCCGACAAACAGGCTGGGTATGCATATAGATGGATTCGTACTTCAACGCTGAATCAGGCGGACCCTCGCAATCTCTCTGGGAAACTAAGAGAAGGCTGGGAACCTGTAGGAATTGAAGAACAACCCAAGTTTCAACTGCTAGTTGATCCCAATAGTCGCTTTAAAGACAATATTGAGATTGGCGGGTTATTGCTTTGCAAGACTCCAGAAGAGTTTGTTGCTCAACGTAATTCACATTACCAAAAGCAAGCAGAAAATCAGATGGAAGCTGTAGACAGTAGCCTTATGCGCCAAAGTGACCCAAGGATGCCGCTCTTTAAAGAGAGCAAGTCCACGACGACCTTTGGTAAAGGTTAATTTAATTTAGGAGATTCAAATGGCTTATCCAACCGTTTCAAATCCCTATGGCTTTAAACCAATTAATCGTTTAGATGGCTTACCATACGCAGGTGCAACACGTCAGTACCCTGTTACTTCTGGTCAAGCAATTTACAACGGTCAACCAGTGGTTTTGGCTATAGGCGGTACAGTATCAGGCGATTCAGATTTAACACAAGGAAATATTCTTGGTGTTGCAGTCGGTGTTCAATACACTAACTCATCTGGTCAAACAGTTCAGGCTCAATATGCACCAGCATCTGGCGTAACTAACGTTATTGCCTATGTTGTTGATGATCCTTTTGCTGTGTTCAAAGTTGCTATTACAGGTAACAACTCAACCATTACTGCAGCTGGCAGAAACATTGTCGGTACTAACGTAACGGGTATTGTTGGTACACCTGACGCTACAACTGGGAATGCTACTTCTTCTATCTTCGGTGCTTCAGCTGCTGTTACAGCAACTTTCCCGTTCCGTGTGGTAGACGTGGTTCCAGACACAGCGACTGGCTCAAACTCATTTGTGGAAGCAATCGTTAAGATTAACTTATCACAACTTTTATCAACCACTGGCAATGCCGCAGCCTAATTAGGAGCATATAAATGGCTATTTCACGTGCACAACTACTGAAAGAGTTGCTCCCAGGTCTAAACGCATTGTTTGGTCTTGAGTACGCAACATATGGCGAACAACACAAAGAGATCTACGATACTGAGACCTCTGAGCGTTCGTTTGAAGAAGAAACAAAACTGTCAGGCTTCTCAGCTGCACCAGTCAAAAACGAAGGTTCTGCCATCGCTTATGACAATGCACAAGAGGCTTTCACAGCTCGCTATAACCACGAAACCATCGCCCTTGGCTTCTCCCTAACGGAAGAGGCAATCGAGGACA